GCGATTCTCGACGCTCTTCGGGACTCGATCATGGAAGACGACGACTAATGCCTACCATTCTGGTCCAAGATGTCTGGGAGGACGCGAAGAAGATCTTCGGGTCCTGTAACGAGGAGGCCCTGTATCGCAGGCTGACTGAGGGCGTCGAGGTGCTGGCCAACTCCGGCGACTTCGATCCGCTCATCGGATACCTTGACATCTGCACCAGCGGCAAATGCGTCGCGCTCCCCCGGGAAGTGGACGTGCCTCTCGCCATCAATATCGGTGGTAAGGCCGCCATTGCCCGGGACAAACTATTTCGATTCCACCTGAACGGGATGGGCGACTGCCAGACCTCGTGCGGGTGGGAATGGGATGACCTTCTCTCGTCGCCAACCATTAAAGACATCGGCTCCCCCTCGAAGATCGTCGCTTGGGTGGACAACGAGGAAGACGCGAACAGTCAAATCCGGGTTTTTGGCGTGACGCCAACTCAGGATGCTGTTCGCTCTCAGGAAGCGGGCGTCTGGAAGGACGGGTATTTGGTCCCCACCATTTACGGATGGGGCTTGCCTGACCAGAACGCCCCCACTTTTGCGCGGATCACCAAGATCATCAAGGCGCCTACAACCGGGCCGGTCCGGCTCGCGACTTTCGATCTCGGATCGACCACCGGGACGGTTATCGGCGTCTACGCGCACGATGAGACCACGCCGGAGCTGCGGAGGATTAAGCTGTCCCGCAACTGTGGGTGGATTCGCATGATGTATCGGAAGCGTCTGCTGAAGCTGGCCGCGCAGGAGGACGTTATCCCAGTCCCGTCTCGCATCGGATTCCTGATGATGCTTCGGGCGCTGAAGGCTTACGACGAGGGCGACATCTCGGCCGGGACCTCATACGAGGCTACCGCCCGTCGCTACTCTGTTGAGGGACAGGTGAGCCATGCGCCTCCGGGTGCTATGCCGGTTCAGGTGAATCCTCGTCCGGGTATTGGCCCGGGCGGTGACTATATCGACTAATGGCCGACAAGCTGAAACAACCTATCGATGGCGACGCCCAATTCGGTTTGGGCATGTTCTCATCCGAGAAGCCTAACTCTATTCCGTTGGGGTCGTATTACCGTGCCTTCAACGCAGTGCTGCGCGGGAGCAAACTTCAGTGCCGCCCGGGATACAAGTTTCGTTTGAATCTGCCGGACGGCAAGCTGCAAGGTCTATTCCTGTTCGAGCCCACTACCGGGGTTGAGCAGCTTGTGATCGTGGTGGCCGGGAAGGTCTACGTCTCGAACGCTCCCTTCGACGAGTATTACCAGATTCCCGAACTTCAGTTTTATGAGTTCGCTGATCAAGTGTGGTTCGCCCAGTGCGAGCGGGCTGTCCAGCGCAATGAAGACTTTTCGCTGACCCTTATCGATCCCAAGGCGGTCCTGATGATACAGGACGGCGTTTCTGCCCCCGCTTCTTGGGACGGTGCAGTTGGTCAGCATCACAGAGGGTTCTACGCGACGCCACAGGGGACGGCGATGGCGTGGTCTGGGGGGCGGTTGTGGGTTGCCCGCAATCGCTCCCTTTTCGCCTCCGATTACGCTGACCCCTTTTCGTTCTTCGAGGGCCAGTATATCGGCGATACGAATTCGTTCCAGCTACCGGGTAACATCCGTGCGCTCAAGGAGGTGCCAGACGTTCAGACTCCCCGGCTGCTCGCCTTTACGGCTGACCAGACGGTTGGCTTCGTGTCCGGTCTCCGGGCTCGCGACTTGTGGACCCAGACCGCTGGGTTCCAGCAGACGATTCTGCCGGATGTAGGGTGCTCCTCGCAGCGGTCCATCGTGGCGGCTGAAGGTCTGCTTTACTGGTTTTCGGCTCACGGCCTGACCCGGCTCGATGTGGCCCAAATGGGCTACGTTCGCGGACGGCGTGCGATCATCGACACCGAGATGGCTGTCAGCAAATACCGGCTGGATCCGGATACGTCGCTGGTGGCCGGGTGCGCTTTCGAGAGTTACCTGCTCATGTCTGTCCCGCACGCTGCCAAGCAGAACACCCACACGTGGTGCCTTGACAACAGCGGACAGGACCTGCGGTGGTGCTCCTACTGGACCGGAACTCGTCCTGTTGAGTGGGCGTCGGGGACAGTGAACAACGAGAGCCGTTGTTTTTACATTTCCAAGGACTATGACGGCTACAACCGTTTGTGGGAAGCGTTCTCCACCGAACGCACCGACAACGGATGTCCGATTAGCTGGGGCTTTGAGACCCGATGCTATCGAGGCCCGAATACGAATCCTAAGATCTGGAGGAACGCCGAGGTGAAGCTGACCGACATCATCGGGGATGTTGACATCGCCATCAGCTTCGCCGGGGGCCTGCGAGGGCGCTACAAGCGAATTGGCAGCAAGCGGATCTCCGCTGCCGAGGGGACGGTAGGCTTAAAAGAGGACATTGATTGGGACGAGGACGTATATGCACTGCGCTCCCAGACCCGGACGGTGAGGTCGGTCGATGATCGACTGAATCGGTCGGATGACCTCTCCTCCTGTTGCCTCGACAGCGATCTTGATAGGGAGGAGCACATCGACACCGAGTATCAGCTATGCGTGCTGCTCAACGGGTCGGCCTCTGTGGAGATCATCCGGGTATGGATGGACATAGAGACCGAGCAGGACACGGGTCAGTGCGCCACGGACGAGGATGATGGGTCCATCCGGGCGGAGCGGTTTGACGGCGGAGCGGCCTGCGGGACCGTGGACGCAGTGAAGGATAAATTGGATGTCTCCAGCCCTGTGTATGCCGCTAGCGCCACGGTCGTAGAGACCTACAATGGGGTGACCGAGACAGGTGCCTACTCCGTTACTACCAGTATTTCCCAGAAAACGGCGGACAAGATGGCGGATTGCTCGGCGGCCATGAGGGCAGCGCACAGCATTAAGCTGAACGCCCCCGGCAAGCTTGGCGGATTCTTAGTGACCTGCCTACCTTCTAATTGAGATGCGGTTTGAATTCATTCTGCCAGCTCCGCCCAGAGAGGGTTGCTGTGACGAGTTTTACGTCTCCCCGGCACCGTTGCCGGAGGAGGTGCTATCAAGCTCGTCTGAGCCCGCAGGGACGAGCGGAGAAGATACTTTATGAGCGAGCTTTACAAGACGAACCTGTATTTGCAGGGTGCCCCGCTGCCCCAAGGCTTCAAGGGAACGCCGCAGCAGTGGTATGAAGCGATCCTCGAACGTATTCGGATCGTTGCTCCCTTCGGCTTTTCGACCATCGTAATCGGATCGCTCAAGCCAACGTCGAATCAGGGGCCTTGGCTGAAGGACGGGACCAAGTGGTATGTCTGGGACGACGACGAGGCGGATTACGTCCCTCTGGATATCACGGACTCGGAGACGCCGCCCTACTATGTGCAGGCGGATGACCCGGCCGGGACCCCGGATTCCGATGGGAACTACCTGACGCCGATTCAGGGAGGCCCCGCAGGCGGCCCTCTTGACGGCGGCCCCCTGCTGTGGTTCCGGCTGAACACCTCTAACACCGGGGTGAACGGCGTTTTCATTTTCCTTAATGGGCGGTGGCAGGGCCTGCTCCGAAATTACGGGTCCACCGCCAACCGGCCCGTCTCCCCGGCCAACCTCGAAGAGTATTACGACGAGGACATCTCGACGATGATCATCTTTGAGCGCGGGGAGTGGCGGACGGTTGACGGCGCTCGGGGCGATCTCAAGTATGTGTCATGGCCCACCGCTGAGGAGGCGCTGGAGTATAACCCCGGATGGGAGATCTACGGGACCGGCGAAACCGAGAGCGTGGCCGTTCGTGGTCGTCTGCTCGTGCAGGCCACCAAGAACCCCGGCGCAGGTGCCACTACACAGTTGTCCGTAACGGGCGGCGTTAAGGAGCGTGAGGCGATGGATAACGACGGTGAGGAGGAACACACCCTCCTCACGGATGAGTTGCCCGCCCATTCGCACCTCACCAAAGAGCTTATCATCCAAGGTGGAAGCTTTTGCGGAGGCGGTTTTAGCGGTGGGCAATACGGCGAGAAAGTATCTGAGGAGACAGGCGGCGACGCGGCACACAACAACCTGCCCCCGGTTCATGCCGTCTGGTTATTGAGGAAGAAATGATCGTAGAAGCGTCAACGAACGACATCGCCCTTGCGATACCCCTCTTGCACGAGATGCAGGAGGATCGTCGCACGTTGGGGCGTGTTCACCCCACCCACTTCATAATGACGTGGACGGCGAAGATCGCCAGTGGGGCCGGGCGGATGCTGTTGTCCTTTGATAAACAGGGCGAGTGTGACGGGATCCTGTGCGGAATGATTTCGATCGACCCGGTTACCGGGGTTAGAGTGTATCAGATGAGCACCGCCTACGCTCGGAAGAACCACAAGCAGCCGTTCATGCCGTTGCGCATGCTGCGAAATCAGGAGAAGTGGGCGAAGGATCACGGTGCCCGTGTGATGTTCTGCGGCTCCCTCGCGGGAGATGACCGTGGGACGGTCAGCTTTCTGGTGCGAATGGGATATCGTCCTTCGGACCAAGCATTCGTGAAAGGATTGAAGTAATATGCCCATCGCAATCGTAGTCGCTGTCGCCGCCGCCGCTGCCGCCGCTGGTTCCGCCGTCGCCAAGGGGAACGCCAAGCGGAAGGCTGCTAACATGCAGATCGACGCCCTGAAGAACATGAAGGAGCTTGACCCTGCGGTCTACGAGAAGCTCGTCAAGGAAAAGGACGTGTCTGCGTGGAAGACCCGGCTCAATACCATGCGTGAGGTTGATCCTCAGCTCGCTCAGATCCGCGACAATTCCCTAAAGGTATTCACGTCGCAGCTAGCAAAGAACGCCGCCGACAACGGCCGCTCGGATGAAATCGCGAAGATGGTCATGGGCCTTGCGGACCAATTCAACTCAGGTGCGCCTGCGGAGATGGCCCTCGGGGACGCCATGGTTCAACGGGCCAAGGAGAAGTTGGAGCGTGGATCTTCACTGCCTCCTACTTATCAGGCAGAGCTGATTCGGTCCGGCTTGGAGAAAGCGGGAACAGCAGGGCTCGACCCCAACCGCAAAGGCGCCGTAGCCGGGGTCCTCGGAAAGCTTCTCGGAAGTGAGGCCATGGCGGTTGAGCGACAGAACGAGCAGGATGCGATGCAGCTTGCGCAGGCTGGTGGACAAATCGCCACCAACCGGTTAAATATCCTCCAAGGGCTCATCCCTCAGTTGCAGAACTACGAGGCCGCTAAGACCAATATGGCCGGGCAGGCCATGGGCGTGGTGAACGCCGAGACCCCGAGTAAAATCGGCTTGGCCGGTCAGGATCTGATGAACCTCTGGGAGCGTCGTCGCCTCGAAGGCAATGCGCAGGCCCGGGAGGTGGCGAAGTTGGAAGGCGAAAAGGCGATGGCCAAGGCTGAGATGTTGTCCGGCCTGTTCCAATCCGGATCGCAGGCGATCTCCGGAATCGCAGGTGGAATGGGCGGAGGAGCGGGCGGCGCGGGCGGAATGCTCGGCGGGATGATGGGTCCGCAGGGCGGGCAGGCCATCCAGCTCGGCATGCGCAACTCCCAGAATCTCGGGTATGGCGGTTACATCGGGCAGGGCACCAACGGCCCCACGGTGATGAGATCCCCGGAGGGTTGGGCGAACTACAACTTGGCATCTCAAGCTTGGCAAGGATAATATGGCTGACATCAATTTGCAACCAACGGTGTCCGGTAGCGCCAGCGAGGCGCTCTCGACCATTCCCGTAACGTCTGCGGCACAGGCGAACGACTTCCAGACCCCGGACGCATACACCGAGATCCAGAAGGCGCAGAACACCTATGCCGGTGTGTCCGAGACCAACGTCCGCAAGATTCAGGCGGAGCAGAAGGCTCGGCAGCTCAAGAACGACGCCAGCTTCAATACGCTCCCTACCATGGACCAGCAGGAGGTGATGACGTATCAGCGCCAATACGGCGCCGTTCCTCGTGACGCCAACGGGGCCATTGACATCAACAAGGTCCGGCAGCACGGGGAGGAAGACTCCCGCATGCGTCGGTCGAACTTCCGCATCGCAGCGTCGATGTCGGGTCTCAAGTATAACGAGGGGATGAAGATGAATCCCAAGACCGGGCAGATGGAGCAGGTGATCCAGATGATCGATCCAACCACACTCGAAGTGGTTCGTGAGTCGTTCCTCGGGACGATGCCCATGACCGGCTCCGGCGCGGGCAAGGGCGGGTTCACCGCTTTGCAGGCTTCGGAAGA